CAACAGGCATTGGACGCCGCTGCAACGTTTGCCACATTTGGTAAAGCGGCAGGTTTATCGGGTCAAGATTTGTCTAAATTTTCTACAAGTTTTGTCACATTAGCGTCTGATCTTGCTTCATTTAACAACACGTCGCCTGAACAGGCAATTAACGCCATTGGTTCAGCCCTGCGTGGAGAAGCCGAACCATTGCGCGCTTACGGTGTTTTGCTTAATGACGCTTCACTTAAACAAGCCGCCCTAAGTCTTGGAATTATTAAGACAACAACGGAAGCATTGACACCGCAGCAAAAGGTGTTAGCAGCGCAAAAACTTATCTTTGAACAAACAGGTGCAGCACAAGGCGATTTTTCACGCACGTCTGAAGGTCTTGCGAATCAAACTAAAATCGTAACGGCTCAATTAGAAAACATGAAAACCGAAATTGGCACGGCATTGTTGCCGATCGTTTTGCAATTGGCAACCGCATTTTCCACCTACGTCATTCCAAATTTGCAAGCATTTGTTGCTGGCATGACAGGGAAAGGCGGCGTTACTGAAGCAACTGAAGACGGAACACTTGGCGCATATAACTTTGGAAAAATGGTTGAAAAGGTTATTAAAACCGTGTATAACTTGCGCGGTGTACTTATTGCAATGGCGGCAGTAATTGCTGGCGTTTTTGTTGTTTCCAAAGTAGCCGCTGGCGTAACTGCCACAATTATTTTAATCCAGGCATTGATTAAAGCATACAATGCGCTCAAAGCGTCAGCATTGGTTGCTGGCGTTGCATTGGCATTTGCGCTTAATCCATTGCTAGGGGTTGGTGCGGTTGCAGTAGCCGCGTCGGTTTTAGCGGGTGCAAATGCATTGGCAAATAGAGACAATGCAACCACTGCAAATTTAGGCGTACCCTCAAACATTGTCACAGATTATGGAACCTATGTCCCACCTGAATTTAACATTACACCGAGCAACATTCCTAATTTTATGGGCGATCTACCAAAACCAGGCGGCTCAACACGGTCTGCAACGGGCGAAATTATTGGTGCAGGTAGCGCGTCAGATTTACAAAGACGGCTTGAGGCTATTCAAAAAGAAATGTCGGAATTGGTGTTTAGAATGTCAACGGGTGGCATTTCAACATCAAGGGCGCAAACAGAAATTGATGCATTAAAGGCTGAAATGGCAGTTTTGACGAAACAGACTGAAGCGTTAGCAAGTCAAAGTCAAATAAACATAACCGTTAACGGTGCAATTGACAAAGAAGGCACTGCCCGCACAATTGTTGACACTGTAAATAATTCATTCTATCGCGGCGGTGGCGGCGGTGCTAACAGTTTTGTCATGCAATGACACAGTGGAATCCAATTTGGCTTGTTGAAATAGACGGTGTTTCGTACACAACCGCCATTCTTGCAAATCTAACAATTAGCAGTGGTCGCCGTAACATTTACGAACAAGCCGCTGCCGGTTATGTCAACATTGAATTGCTTGACGTCAATCAGGCAATAATTCCCGTCACCATAAATTCAACCATTGGCGTTTCAATAAAAGACACGTCAGGCACATTTGTTCCAATTTTTGGTGGCAATGTTGTTGACATAGGAATTGAAATTCGTGATCTTGGCAATGTTATGTTCACGCAGACTTATACGATCACGGCATTGGGCGCATTGGCACGTTTGCCAAAAGCATTGACCAACGGCGTTTTGTCTAAAGATCAAGACGGCGATCAAATTTACACAATCTTGCAAGCGGTTTTGTTTGGCAATTGGGCGTCAGTACCAGGGGCTTTGACTTGGGCAACTTACAATCCAACAACTACCTGGGCAAATGCTCAAAATACTGGGCTAGGCGAAATTGACCGACCAGGTAATTATGAATTGGCTGCCAGGTCAACAAGTCGCACCGACGTTTATTCTTTGGTTTCAGCCCTAGCAACGTCGGGTCTTGGATACATTTACGAGGACGCACAAGGTCGAATTGGTTATGCCGACAGTACGCACCGTACCAATTACCTTGCAGCAAACGGGTACGTTGACCTAGACGCCAATTATGCCCGTGGGAGAAATTTACAGATTCAAACCCGTGTTGGAGACGTGCGCAATAGCGTGACCATTAAATACAACGCAACAAGTAGTGCTGAAGAATCAGCGTCCGACGCTGCCTCAATAGCCTTATACGGTCAATTGGCTCAAATCATTACAACCACGCTACACAATGCCGCTGACGCCGAAGATCAGGCTGCATTTTATTTAGATTTACGCGCCAACCCCGAGCCTATTTTTAGCCAAATAACATTTGACTTGACCAATCCTGAAATTCCAAATGTTCAGCGTGATCGTCTAATCAACATTTTTATGGGTGAAGCCATTGCCCTGACCAACTTGCCATTGAACATGAGTGCGGGAGCATTTCAAGGTTTTGTTGAAGGCTGGACGTTTCAAGCGTCATACAACCAACTTTCGGTGACATTGCTACTTTCCCCATTGGCCTATTCACTCCAGGCAATGCGTTGGAATGACGTGCCAATAACTGAAAAATGGAACACCGTGTCGCCGACTTTGACGTGGGAATCTGCCACAATAGTGGCGTAGAAAAGGAGAAAACATGACAAACCCAACGAGCAACTTTGGTTGGCAAATGCCAACTTCGACCGATTTGGTCACAGATTTGCCAGCAGACTTTGAAGTATTTGGTCAAGCCGTTGACACTTCATTGGCTGATCTTAAAGGTGGAACAACCAATCAAGTGCTTGCAAAAAATAGCAATACAGATATGGATTTCAAATGGGTTGCTGACGCGGCTGGCATGACAAATCCTATGACAACAACGGGTGACATAATTTATTCATCACCTGGTTCAACACCTGTTCGACTTGGCATTGGGTCAACATCAAATGTGCTGACGGTTACTGGCGGGGTTCCCGTGTGGGCTGCACCTGCCAGCGGTGGAATGACACTCTTAGCAAACGGCACTTTATCAGGAACATCAGTTACACTTTCAAGCATTAGTGGTAGTTACATAAATTTACAACTTAGGTTGATAGATTTTAATTTGCCGTCAAGTTCAACCATTGATTTAGTTTACAATGCTGATACAAGTACGACATATTCAAAACACGGATATTATGGCTCAGGTGGATCAACTCCAACACTTAGTGGTACCAACAATACCGGACTTGATAGATTATTCTTTTTTGGACCTGATAGTGGTGACCAAAATAATTATTGTCAAATAGATTTTTTGAATTATGCCACAGCAACATTAAAAATACAAGAAATCAGAAATCAATATTTGGCAAGCGCTGCTCGTCAATATGATATGGCACAATCAATTTATCCTTCAGCAACAGCCATAACTTCAATTGAAATCAAAAACTTATCAGGGTCTTTTGCTGGTGGAACCTACGAATTATATGGAGTCAAATAATGATAAAAATCGTTCACAATGTATCAACGGGTAAAATTTCAGAAATTGAATTGACCGAAGCCGAATTGGTAAAAATTGAACAAAACAAACAAGCCTATGCAGCAGAACAAGCGGAAGCCGAAGCAAAAGCAACTGCGCGCCAAGCCATTTTGGATAAACTAGGTTTGACCACCGAGGAAGCGGCGTCGTTGTTGTCATGACGTACCCACAAGGTACAAGCGCACGGTTGATCGAGGTCGCCGCCGCCGAAGTCGGCACGGTTGAACAAGGCGACAATCTGACCAAGTACGGCAAATTTACAAAAGCCGACGGTTTGCCGTGGTGCGGTTCATTTGTCAATTGGTGTGCTGACCAGGCTGGCGTCAAACTTTCGTCAATGGTTTCAACGGCCGCTGGCGCACACAAAATGAAAGAAATCCAGCGTTGGTCAAACATGCCGCAATTGGGTTATTTAGCCTTCATGGATTTTCCTTCAGATAATTTGGACAGAATTTCACACATTGGAATTGTCGTTGGCTTAATTGACACAAAAACATGCGTGACCATTGAAGGCAACACAAGTGGTTCCGGCGATCAGCGGAACGGTGGCATGGTCATGATTAAGGTTCGCAATTATGGGGCAGGTAAAGAAATCGTTGGGTTTGGAATTCCCAAATTTGTTGATTACAAAGGGGACTTTCCAAAAATAGAAATACCTTCGGGAGACAAACCAAAGAAGGGCAAAAAGAAATGAAAGAAGCAAAAGCACTCGCAGCGTCATGGGGTCGTTCATTCATGGCTGCCGCATTGGCGTTATACATGGCAGGGGTCACTGACCCAAAGACTTTAGCAATGGCAGGTATCGCGGCAATTGCGCCAGTGATCTTGCGTTGGCTTAATCCAAATGATACAAGTTTCGGGTCTAAGGGGAAGTGACGCGAAAACTCGCGGCGGCATGTCTGACGTTCGCAATGACGTTGGGCATGTCGTCTTGTGGGTATCAGGGGTGGACACGTTATGAATGTCAAGAATGGGAACACTGGAATGAACCACGGTGCAAAAAACCGCAATGCGTCCCTACTGGAACATGCACTGAAGACATCATTGGACAGGTCTATACAGAAAACCAACCGCCGAAGAAGTCCTGAAGACGTACACGCTCAACTGATTCTGATAATTGGTTCAACCCTTGCAGCCGTTTTTTTGATCGTAACCCTGGGAATTACCTACGCGCTTATTTTTGTCACCCAACCAATTGGCAACCAAGCGCCAAACGACGCAGCCTTTATTGATCTATTAAAAACCCTGGCGATTTTCTTGACTGGTTCATTGGGTGGGGTACTTGCAGGTAACGGACTAAAATCGAAGCCAAAGTCACAAGACACGCCGACAAACACGCGCGATTCTTGACTAGGCGCGTCCAATAGGTCATTCTGAATTCAGGTGGTAGTCGTTACCGCCTAGATTCGGGAGAAATCAAAATGGTACTTGATCTACTTGACCCTACAACATTGGGTCGCGTTGTTGGTGCGGTTTGCCTCATGGTATTGGCAGCCGCTTATGGATATTCAAAAGGTCACAAAGACGGCAGCCGTGAGGGTTACACACGCGGGCGGGCAGTTTCACGCCACATTTCAACAATTAACAAGGCGGTGAAATAATGGGGTTTTTGGACAATTACGAGGCATCACGCGAAAGACTGGAACGCTGGAATCGGACATTTGCGGACGGGCGAATTGAAACACGCATTGTTGAATTTAGTGCTGAAAAAGGTTATGTTTTGGTTGAAGCCAAAGCCTACAAAAACAGTGAAAGCCTTGTTCCAGCCGGAATTGATTTTGCCTACGGTTATCAAGGTGCTTATCAGCAAAACATGAAACGTTGGTTTGTTGAGGATACAGTTACAAGCGCAATCATGAGGGTGCAGCAATTGGTCATGGGCGGGGCTGAAAGATCAACCCGCGAAATTATGGAACAAGTCGAAAAGACACCGGCAAGTGTTGCCAACGTTGACACGAACGATTATTGGACAACCAAATTTGGAGAAATTCCAAGTTACAAAACGGCGGCTGAAGCCGAACAGGCTGGAATTCCGTCATTTGGGTCATCAATGGACGAAGTAGCAAAACAACTTGGTGGTCAATTGGTAGCCGAAGCACCGCAATGTCAGCATGGTCACCGTGTTTGGCGAACAGGTACAAGCGCCAAGACTGGCAAGGCATGGGGTAATTACTCATGCGTTGAACGTAAGCCTAAGCAATGCGAGCCTAATTGGTACGTTATGACTAGCGACGGAACCTGGAAACCACAAATATGAGAATTGATTTTGATAACAAATGGGCTGGAATCCATTTTGAACTTGAAACATTTTTATTTTTACCTGAATGGATAGGCAGAATCATTTGCAAACGCAAAGATCATTCATGGGAATTATTTGGCGAAGTGTGCGATCGTTGCGGTTGGGTGTACAAGGAATGAGTGATTACATTGAACTAATCAATCCAAACACCCGCATTTGCAAACTACTTAAAAACGGTGAAGTCATTGCTGAGTACAAAATGGAACAATGCGATAAATGTTCAATGTTGGCTAAGGCTGACGAATTTGGCTACCTACGCGGTCAAGGTAACGAAAAGTTACTTTGGTTTTGTGGCGGTTGTCGGTGAAAATCAAGATTAGTCGTAAAGACGAATTGACGTGCTTAAAGGCTGCAATTGCGTTTATTGAAAACGGCGACGAAACCCTGGACACGGATAGGCGATACAACACGGGTATAACCTTTTACGAAAGGGTTGCCGAATTGGCTGAAACCATTGCAAGTGAATGGGTTGTTGCCCGGCACTTAGGTTTTGACTATGACCCATTTGAAGCCAAAATGAAGAAAAAGGCTGACGTAGGCGATAAATTTGAAATCAAATGGACTAAGTACATTACGGGTCAATTGATCGTGCATGAGTACGACCGCACAAGCGACATTGCCATTCTTGTGACTGGTCAATCGCCGCATTACTACATAGCGGGTTGGATACCCGTATCAATAGCCCAAAAACCACGCTTTCGCCATTCTCATCAACCAACATGGTGGGTAAGCCAAATCAACTTACAACCTATTGACAATCTAAGGAAATCCATACATGGAAACAATCCAGTTTGAATGTCGTGTTTGCAAGAAAGTAACTAGCCAACTTGTTCGCAAGGTAACTGACAACCTACCGCCTGGCGTTGAAGTCATACAATGTACGAAATGCGAGACAATGGGCGTTGCTTTGGTCGGATCGAATCAATGAAAACTTATACACAGGCTTTACACACAGGGGTGGACAACTTGTGGGACACGCCCAAAACTAAGCGTAAAGTTGACAGGTATTTGCATGGGGGGTGTACGCTGGACGCATACAACACACAGAGCCTTTCTCACCTTATTTCAGAGAATGAATCTTTCAGTTATCTTGAAAAACTAAAGAAATTGAGAAATAGAAAAATTAAATCCGTGTTGTTAATCATTAGCCTGGTCGCCCTGCAAGGGTCTAATACTGCTCACGCTGCAACATCAAAC